TACAACATTTCCGGGCAAAACACCCGCAGCTAAAACTCTACTAAGATCATATGGAGAGTCTGGTTGAAACCCTGGTTGTGGGGGGAATTGCGAAAAGTTAGCCCGCAAAACCGCCCCCGTATGAGTAGCGGGGTCGATAGTCTTATCAATCCACGTAATTGGTGGAACATAATAAGACCTCCGAAGTAAAACGCGGAGAGAACCAACTGCTTCACCACCATACACACGATAAGACGAGGCATCGTCCTCAGCGGCTTCAGATACTTTATTACCAGACTGCACAGTATAATAGGACTGTCTGGTATCATAGCCAGACACCGGATTCATAAATTGTAGATTTTCGGCACCCCTCACAAAAATGAGAAAATGGGCGTCGGAGGTGGCAACGGGAGCAGTGAGGACACTCAACACCCGAATGGTCAAAGTTCCATTAGTGAAACCATCCTGAGTGTAACTGGCCAAAATATCTCCTTTACGTCGCCAACGATTGAAAGTGAACATGGTTCGGATTTGCGGAATTTCAAGCCAATGTTGAGCTTGAGAAAACGGAACGCGAATCTCATAATCAAGATCAGGCGTTAAATCGACAATTTTAGTGAAAGCGGTGTTAGAATAATCGGTACCATCGGTCACAATATCTTTAGTGGGATCCCAAGTTATTTTAACACGGCCCTTGTGGTACTGAGAACACACAGCACGGATTCTTATAATAATATCTCCATGCCAAAGTTCAAACATACTAGCAGCAAGTGCCATGGGAGTGAGCTGAGCAATATCCTGTGATACACCATTAGTTCGGTGCATCATATAAATGGGGCTGATGGGTAGGGATGCGAGAAATGCATTCTTAGGATCAGTCGTGGACCAATCTACCTTGAATAGTAGACTCTCACGACCAACAATATTAGAAATAGCAAATTCATCGCCTCCAGACAAACCAACCGTTCTGGGATCTATAGAAAGCTCATTCTTGGGATCAAGCGTGAGTTTAGCAGCCGGAACTGCCAAACCACTAGAAGGAATACCATGCCCAGGACAGATGGAAACTGGCATAACATCAGAAATAACAGGCACATTGGTAAAACCAAATATGCTTGCGATTCCGGAAACAGCGTTAGCGCCAATTTCGGTCGCAGTGGCAAAAGGCATGAGCATAGGAACAGTTTTGAGTTTGGATGCAATATTAGCAACTGCAGAAGCCACCCTCGAAATAGGTCCTTGACCGTACTCGTCCTTCTTCTTTTTAGAGCCAGCTTGTACAGCAAGACTGGCTGTAGGCGTAGAAAGCCTAACATTACTAGCCCAGGCATAAACCTGAACGTTGATAGTAGCACCAGAAACTCCATTAGCATTGGCAAGTCCAATAATCTCACGAATATGGATCGTACCCATGTTAACAAAGTCAGTTGCTAAACCAACGCGCAACCAGTTAACGGGGCAAACGAAAGGTAAAACCATTTCGCCACCCTGATTGTTAGCTGGATACACTATAAAATGCGGTCGTTGGGTATATGCACAATTTTCCAATTCAGCATTACCAAAAGGTATACTGTTGGAATAAAGTGGCAAAGGTTGATATGAGAACAATAACGCACCATAATAAAATGGAGAAGCGTTAATAACAACCTTTACATGCAGGTTACACTGTAAGAGAGCATAGTTATCTAATTTCTTCTTAACAGCGGTCTGATTGAAATAAAGGTGCCAAGGAGCAATCACCAGCTACCAATGGCGAACCTTCAACCCAATCAGCTTCGTGGATTTTAACAGGTCGTTGGAAAAATTCATCCAAAGAACCCTGTTGCATCGAACCTACATCATAAGTAGAATCGGAGAGAGGAGGAAACATAACAGCACCAGATGGTGAGGCGTCTTCAAACGTCAAAATCTGTTGGACGGAAACGTCCGTGTGCTCAGATGTTATAGGGCCCGTAGAGGGCATGACTGATGTATCTCCAACCATCACGTCATTAATTGAACCCTCAGGGTTGTCTCCGACACCTGGGGCTTTCTCATTAGAATTAGAATTAGCGGTCTTTTAAATTTAAGATGCATTCGCTGACCAGCAAATGCTCCGATCTCCATACTTATGGAATACATATTTATAGACCCGTATTCCACGACACGTGTAATGTACCACGTGAGTCTTTCCAAATCGGATTGTTCCTTTGCTGTGTTCAATGGAGAAGAAGTGCAAAGGTATTCCGAAATGCCCCTATATTATTCCAGCTATTCTAAGATAAGCAAGGTATAGGGAGTAGGGGCAGGAATTAAACCTGCCTACATCTCATTAAGACTGATAAGTTCACTTTGTGTGAACCTATCACTCTGAGTGAGAAGGTAAGATCGAACAAATTCCATATGAGATCTGAGATCCACAAGGCAGTCTTCATAAGCATCCCAGGCATCTATATACTCTTGTACGAGTAACTCACGAGGCGTAAGATGAGCTCTTGATTGAATTTCTTTCAAATCACGCTCAGCTTCACGAACGGAGCCATCGTAAAGGATAAACATATATAACAGACGATAAGGGAGGTTGATACCAGATTGAACAGAAAAACTGCTCTCTGGCGATAAGTCGCGTAATTCTTGCAACTTAATCAACATAGTCATGAAAACTGCAGGAGACATCTCTTGATGCTTAATGAAATCCTCCAAATCAGAAACGCGGTCCATAAATGTGGCTACTCTATTCGTAGAGAGACCACACTGCACTTGTAGTGTAGGATTATAGCGTTCCTTAAGGAATTCATAAGTAGGCAAGGGATTAGTGACAGTAACATGATCAATAAGACCTGTTTCCTGTAACACACGAGCGAAAAACACCCGCCTCTCCTCAAAAATCTCTCTGCCATAGAAGAAGTACTCCTCTAGAGCAGTTCGGATCACAGAAAGCATATGTTGCGGTGGATCATGAATTCTAGTATGTAGACACCATGTTAGTGTTTTACATATAGAATCATGCTCCAAAGGGGCTACAACCTTACCAAGTTCCGGATCAAATCGAAATCCACGCTTCAAAAACGAGGATTCGATAATAGGATGTCTTGGGACAGGAGTTGCCTCTTTATCCGCCATAGTATAGGTAACACCGAATTGTGCTAGACGATCACTCATGACTATATGGTCAAAGAAAGAACACGAGCTTTTAAAACCCATGATATTATCATCACCATAAGACATGAAAGAAACATTCTCATGAAAGTCGTCACAACTAGATTCGGGGTGTGCATGCTTATAAGCTATGCGCGCATATAGGGAATTCACAATACCGTTAATAATCACAGTAAGTGGATGCCCAGAAGGGTTAGTACCGAGGAAAGTTAGCAAAACACCGAAATAATTAACGGTGGGAAATGCAACATCCTGGGCTATACCCTCAACCACACGCACATGGTCTTCAGCAGCACCAGCAGCCTTAAGTAATTTAACAATCACACGAAATGCTCCCAAAATCAGACGGGGAGCCATAGTCTTATCGTACTTTGCATAATCACCATCGGTACCTTCAGGTCCGAGGGAAACCAAAGTTTGATATAAACTATCCCATTCTTGTGATTGGGCTGCTATACCAACACCACTTTCAAAAATAAAGCGATTGCGCTGAACAACTCTTATAAAAGATAAAAGATATTGCCTAACAACAATACTCCAATGAAAGGGTGCGCCACAAAACACGCGAGTTTTATGGCTATGAACCTTACGTATAGGTAAAGGTTCATCTTTAAGATGTGCGGTAAAAATTGGGTGCGTCGATACACCGCACAGTAACGACTGTTCACACTGTTCACGCAT